TAAACCAAAATTTTTCTGTATTATCAGATGCAATAAATAATCTATCAACATACGTTAATATTTCAGATAAAACTATCTCTAATATAGAGAAATTAACAGTAAAGCGAGGTACTTCCAATATAACTGAAACTTTATTCGATACTAATGGTAGTATTTCGGTTGGTGGTAATATTGTAGCTAGTGGTGCTATTTCTGCAACTTCAATAACATTAACTAATGGTCAAACTATTAGTAATGGTGATATAACAATATCATCAAGTTCATCAAATTTAATAAATAATGGTAATTTATTATTAGATGGAGAATTTGTACAAACAGATGCTACTTCTGCATCTGTTGATGCATCTAATGAATTATATTTTTCAAATACAAATACTACAAATTTAATTTATAATGGTAATACTGCTATTGCTGGTAAAATAGATTTAACTGGTAGAAGTGTTATAACTCTATCATGGTCAAATTTTGTAGCAACAAATGATAGTCAATATTATTTACACAGAATTTTATTAAAAACTTTACCAACTACAAGAGTAGGACAAAGAATTTTAATAATTGCTAAAATAAATGAAGATTTAACTTTACCACATTATAGTTCAGAGCAAAGTGGTTATTGGGTTCTAAGAGATACGCTTGCGTATAGTGATGGTAACCCTATAAGTACAGGTATTAAATTTACGGCAAGTTATCAAACCGCCGAGCTTATTTTTGACGGTTTGAATTGGTTGATTTTAAACCTTAATGGAGCAACAATATCATAAAAATAATCAATTATAAATGATAGAGCAAGATTTATTAGAAGGTAATAAATATTTTAAGTGGTATTGGTCCATTTGTAATAGAGCCAAAGATAGAGTTCTTTTTCCTGATATTTATGTGGAAAAACATCATATTTATCCTAAGTCCATATATGGTCAAAATAAAGATTTAGTCAAACTTACAGCCAAAGAACATTACATAGTTCATTTATTACTTTGGTTTGGATTAAGATTTAAATATGGAGTTAAAGATCCTAATACTCAAAAAATGGGTGCAGCATTTTCAGCTATGAATATAAAATCATCAAATTATAAAAATCAAAGATATAATTCTAAATATTTTGAAATGATGAAACAAGCATGTAAAGATAAAAAACATACATTAGAAACTATTTTAAAAATGAAAGAAAAAAGAAAAGAACAAATTTTTTCACAAGAAACACGAGAAAAAATAAGTAAAGCAAATACTGGTAAAAAAGCTTCTGATGAAACTCGTGAAAAATTGCGATATGCTAATGGAGGAGAAAGAAATGGTATGTATAATAAAAATCATACAGATGTAACCAAAGAAAAGATATCAAAAAAAATTAAAAAAAATGTATATCAATATGATTTAGAATTAAATTTTATTAAAAAATATGATTCTATAAAACAGGCTTTTGATGAAACAGGTATTTTAATATCATCCATTAGTTCATGTTGTGTTGGTAGAAATAAAACTAGTTGTGGATTTTACTGGAGTCATACTGAAATTAATGATAGTGATAAACAAACAATAATTTTATCATTTAAAATTAAACCACAACCAAATTCAAAAATTATTTATCAATATAAAAATGATATATTAATTAATAAATTTGATTCTATTTCAGAAGCTGCACGAATTAATAATATATCTTTACATTCAATATCAAATTGTGCAAGAGATGTATCAAAATCTGCTGGTGGATATATATGGAAATATGAAAAAATAAAAGAAAATAATGTCTAATAAAATTAGTAGAGTAACTCCATTTATTCGTCCAATAAATTTAGCTGGCGGTACATTTTATACTTTCAGTTCTGCTTCCGAAGATCTTTCACTTTCTTTTGGAGAAAATCCTGAGCGCAAATTTAAATTTTCAAAGTTTGCGCTTATTAATATTCCAGATATTCAAAATGAACCATTAGCAAATACTGTAAAGTTAAATGCTATTCCTGGTGCATACAATTCTGTCAATTTCAATAGAACTACTGATTGGAATAACCATTTAGCAGAATCCTTCCAAAATTATTGTCTAAACCTAGAAACATCTATCATATCAAAAGATAGTTACAATAATACTAATAGTAAAACTGTATCAGAAAGAGTATTTTTCAAATGGTTAAAGGAAATATCAGCTATAAGATTTCAGGAAGATACTCCACAATCTGCTTTGAGTACTCGTTATATTGAAGAAAAAGAAACTGAAAAGTATAAAAAAGTTGTACAGTATATTGGTAATATAGATTTTGTAAACAATTATTCTGGTAAAGATAATTCATATTCTGAAGTGTATGTTCATGTTCCAACAGAAGTTGGTAATTTTGATAAAGTTTACTTTAAAACTACTAGTGATGATAATTATTATCCTGGTATGGCAATGTGTAGATATAATCAAGGTTTAGATGATGAATTTTTATATGGTAGACATTATAATGATATACATCCAGCTGGTTTAGATATACATGCATTTTTTGATAATGATACAGGTTTACAAGAATCTGATAATGCATTAAGTGGAACAAGATTATATAAACAAAAAGTCGGTAAAAAAGATTCCGAATTAACATTATGTGATGGTGATAATTTATGTGATATAGATTATGATAAAGATTCTTGGTGGTTTTATCCGACAACTGATTCTAATTGTTATTATACTGAACCGTTAAGGTTTGACGATCCAACTAATGATAACTTAGCTATACATGAAAGAAGTGCTGTTAGTCCAAATATTCAAGCTACAAGATTTAAACGAAGCAGGCTCGACGGTATAGAAATTGATTTCGATGAAGTAATTTATAATACTAATGATTATGGTATTGATAGTTTAATTGATGTTGCTAGATTACCAAATTCAAAAGATTTTGAATTTAATGCTGTATTAATTTATTATGATTTATACAAAGGTACAGTTGATGATATAGGTTACTTTTTAGAAGATAATACTGTACCATTTTTTACTCCATTTGAAATATTATCAACCAATTTATTTGGTATTTTATTTTTAGATAATGTAGAAAATTCATCATCTATAGATGGTGGTTATATACCTAGATTTAAAAAATCTAAACCTAATTCTACAACTAATTTAAATGGTAATGCGTATGGATTTAAATTAAATTTAAAACTTGATACTAGTCCTATAAATAGTGGTGTAAATGTTGAAACATTTATAAGTACTAGTAATACATTATCAATGGACATATATGCAGAAGCATTGAATGAAATGAAGAATACAGTAATTCAAATTCAAAATATGGCATATGATAATGCATTATTAAATAGTAGATTAAATACTTTAGAAAAATACATTTTAAATGATAAATATATTTCATTAACAGAATTACAAGTTAAATTAAAATCAATAGAAGATACTTTAATAAATGAAAAAAATATAGAATTGGCAACACAGAGAACTGATATTTTAAATTCTATAAAAACTAATTATGATTTATTACAAGATATTATAAATGGTAAAGTACCATCTAAATTAGCTATAGATATTGATTTATTGAAAACTGGTGATGGTATAAATTTAGATAAAAGTGATGGTAAAAGTATTAAAATATCAACAACTAGTAAAAATTTTAATTTAGCTGATAAATGCATATATTCTGTAAAAAATGATTTTATAGTCAATGAAAAAGATTATTCTTGTCAAATTAAATTAAGAACTGGTGTTAATTATCTAAGATTGGAAGAACCAATTTTATGGTTACCTAATAAAAATATATCATTATACATTATAGATGATAATGTACGTTGGACAAAAGGTCAAACTTTTAGAATTTATCCAAAACAAGAATATTTGATGAAAAATCAGTATGGTAGTTTTAATTTTTATATTTATACTGGTAAAAATCTACCTGCATGGAAAGGAATTTCTACTATAACTAGTTTTGAATTTAGTCAGCATAATAACAGACCAATAATAGAAATAATCTGTGTTGATGATGTTAAAATGGATTTTATAATCGACTATTTAAATTAAAATAATAAACAATGAGCGATAGATATAATAGTATTGGTGAAACTTTAGCATATTTGATAAAATTAAATAAATATGCCACACAAATTTTATTGAAATTAAATCAAGCAATGGTATCTTCTGATGATTCTGTAACTATACAATTACAAAATTCGGAAGGTGCATTTTTTGATTATAAAATACCATCATTTAATAATTTAGATAGAAGAATAAATGAAATAGATAAACAACTTCGAAAAATTTATCTTATACGTGATAAAGATAATTATAAGAATATATTTGGAAATGAATTAGTACATGAACCTAATCATATAACAGGTATAAATGTACCTAATTATTTTTATTCTAAACCTAATTATTTTTTTGAAAATTTATTAAATCCATTATTATACATTAAAATACCTATAAATGATTTAGTAACAGAAAATTCTAAACAAATTTTAAGTAGACGTATCATTTTAAATATAGATACAGATTCTAAACAACAATATTTTGAATCCAATATAAATAAAAAAAACGATTTAGAATATTTCAGTCTATTAGAACTTCTTAAAACTCAAGGTATTAGTTATACTTTGGATGATGAAATACTAAATTTACCACCAATTATATTGCAATATAGTGGTAGTTTTACAGTAACAAAAATAGGTTCGGAAATTATAAAGGATCCATTATATTCATCTGTAAGACGTTATACATTAGATAGTTTAGAATATAATGAAAATTTAGAAAATGGTAATATTGTAAAAAAGATTTTAAAGGGTGGTAAAGATGGCGAAACTTTAATAACTACAAATGGTGAAACACATTATAAAGTTATATCTGTAGATCAAGATGCAAAAACTGTAGATTTAGGATTATTATATGGTTATGATTTAATAGAACAAAAGGAAGATGCACTTAGAATATCATCTAAACTATATGGTGATAAATTTTTTCATGTAACTATAGGTTCTAATGAAAAACAAATTATATTTTTAAAATCTATAGATGCATATGATCATATAACTACTCAAAAATGGAGTGAAGGTGTTGGATTTTGGTCATCTGATTTAAGTATTAAAACGGATTCTGGTGATATATTATTAGAAGAATATTATACTAAACAAGTGAATGATTATTCTAAACTATTTAATGGTATTAAAGATGAAAAAATATTACCGATAACCTCTATATTAAAACCAAATACACCTACTTTAAATAAAGATAATTTTTTTATTAATCTTATAAATGGACAAACAATAGCTAATGATGATTTTAAGCGTAGAGCTATATTAATACAAAGACGAGATTTATTAGAGCAAGCAAATATAACTTATAATGAAAATTATAATACTTACGATAAAATTTTACAAACTAATACAGAATTAACAGATGAAGAGAGAGCCAGTATAGTATCAACAATGAATTCTATAATGGAAGATAAGATTAAAAATATGGATCTTATTTTAAGCATTAAGAAAGATTTTCAAATAGAAATGGATAAAATAAATAAGGGTGTTGCTATAAAACATAAATTTGCTATTGATGGTGCATGGGATATACCAGAACCTAGAATAACAAGTGATAATATCGAGCAATATCCAACCCATTTTAAAATTAAAGCTACATATTTAAATGCATCTGGTGAAACTAATGTTATACCTTTAAAAACATTTACAACATCATCTGGTAACACTACAACACTACAGATACCAATATTTAATTTATATGAAACTCATAAAAGAAAAAATTATATAGATTCTAATGGTAATATAATACAAGAAAATTTTGATTTATCTGATCCAAATAATAGATCTATTAATCAATTACCTCAAGGTATACCAATAGATGTATTTTCTGGTGAAAAGGTACAAATAGAAGTACAATCATGTATTCAATCATTAAATAATGAAGTATGTTCTGATTGGAGTTCACCTATAATTATAGAAGTTCCAAATGATATTAAACCACAATTAGAATTAGATGAATCAATAGATACTAAATTAAAATATTATTATGAAATAGATAGAAGAAATGATGATATAGATGTTATCATGAAACAATTAAAGTATTTAACTGATAAGATTGATATCATAAGTTCATTAAATCATGCCTCGGAAGGAAGTACTGTTACATACACATTAACTGATACTGATATATCTAATGGTTATATAACATTAGCTAATATTTTAAAAACAGATTGGGCTGGTCCAGATGCATTTAGCGTATATGTTAATGGTGGTCTTAGAGGTGTAAGAGCTATTGATTATGAAGTATTAGCAGATGGTAGATTAGTATGGCAACATTATGAATGGGAAAATAAGCTGGTTGGTGGTGATAAAATAACATTCAATAATGTTATTTACATATTTTAAAAAAAAATTATGAATGGCATTTTCATATTCATTAAATTTAGGTGATTATAATAAAACATTTATACCATCTATAATATATCCTGAACTAACCGGTAATTTAAAAATTATTATAGATTTGGATGGCAAATTATATTTGCAAAGTATAAATGCAAATAATGATATTAATGCGTCATGTTTTAAAAAATATAATATAAATTTAAATAGTACATGGAATTCTATATTATATGGATATTTTAGAAATAGTACTCTACAATTAAGAGATTCTATATGGAGTCTTAATGAAGATGTAAGTATTTATACTACTGGTCCAAAATTAAACACATCATATAATAATCTAATTAACACATATAATCCACCTATATTGGATGGTTTTAATAATAAGTTTAGTTATTTCGCACCATTACATATACAACAAAATATTGATGGAGCAATAAATGAATTACCTGATATATTTGCAATATTTAAAATGCCTAATTATAAATTTGATAATCAATATTATGATTTTCATTCTTTAAATTTTTCAGAGCAAATTAAAAATTCTGAATGTGTGTATTATACAAATATACGAACTGGTAATATTGGTAAATTTTTTAATAATTTTAAAGATTCTATATCAAGATCATTAATCGAAAAGGATTTCTCATCAAGTGTTGGTGGTGGTTGGATATATGGTATAGATCCATTCGAAGGTCATTTTTCTAGAAAATATTTATTATCTGATGATATAAAAAATAATACATTAAATATTATAAAAGTTAGAAATTATTTTAAAAATAAATTAATATCTAGCAATTTATTCAATTTTGAATATGTTTTTGATGATATAAATAATATTGATGATGATCCTTCAGTATATTATGGTGTGTATTTAAATATTGAAGATTTATATAATCTAAATATAGATATAACCAAGCACAATGAATTTTTAAAATATAAAATACAAGATGGTAATTATGAAAATGTATCCGATGAATCTTATATAATAAATGATATAAATGGTGTCAAACTTTATATTAATGATATAGATAATCAACTAAAGGAATTCTCATATGGTACAATATTTATAGATGAAATAACTGGACCAACAGGTATTTATAATCCAACTGGACCAACAGGTATTTTTTCATTACTAGAACCAACCGGACCATTAAATCCAACAGGTATTACTGGACCAACTGGACCAACCGGACCATTTCAAATTTTAACAATAAAGGATAAAATAGATATATTACATCCAATAGTAAGCATATATTCAGATGTTAATATGTATTCTTCTATTAAAGAAATCTCATTATCATCAAAAACTTTAGATTTTTCAAATTTTATAGGTTCACAAATTAAAAAAGGCTATAGTATTAATGGTACAATACTAGAAACAAAAGGTTATAGTAATTTAAAAATAAAACTTCAAAAAACAAGAACTAAATCTACTATTTTTGAAAATGGTGATTATTTTTCAATTAAACCATTATCTTCAAATAGTGAATATGAATGGAGAATAATAGCTAATGATGATACGTGTTGTTATAATTCTACATATCAATATAATGGTAGAAAAATAAAATTAAATACTCAATATTTTACAATAGAGAACCACAATAAAACAAAATTATTAAGTATAAATTGTAATAGACGTTTAAACTTATATGAAGGTGATTATATATCAGTTTCTACAAAGTCATTTACTAATAAAGAATATAAAATAGAAAGAATATCATACAATTATGATACAGATGAAAATATAATAACTATTATTGATAATAATGGTAATTATTTTAAAGACTGGAAATCATGGGATTATATACTTATAGAATATAAAGAAAAATCATATAAATATACATTTTTTGATCCTAGAGGTTCAATACAAACTGTTACTAATAATATAGTAAAATCTTTTGATTTATTTGATGATTTTTTATTATACGTTAGTATTATTAATGATACTATAATATTTAGATCTAAATATGAATCAAATAGCTTTGCTAATTATGAATTTGTTTATAATTTTGCAAATAGTAATACTCCTGCAAATCATTTAATTATAAATGATATAGAAGCCACAGGTACTAAATTATTTGATTATAATAATAGACTTATATTTTTAAGAAATAGAGGTAAAACAGTTTTATTTGGATATACAAATAATTTAAACAATAAATCTAGATTTTATATACCAGTATCAGAAAAATTAAATTTAAATGGTACAGAATTAGTAAAAACTAAAAATGGTAAAATAGGATTTGAAAAAAATTATATCGATAATCAAGTAATATATCATTCTAATTATTTAGATGAATATTTTATAAATAATAATAAAATAACATATAATAATATAGATAAATATATTGTATATCAAATTAAAGATAAAAATGATGATATTATTAAAGATAATAATAATATGATTTCTATAAGTTATAAATATAAACCAGAGATTATGAAATTGAATATTTTAGATGTTGAAATTTTCTAATAATATATAGAACACACAAAAGATAAACATTAAATGCCAAATTCAAGAATAAGATTAAAAGATAAAGAATCATTAAATTTATATACAGTTGAACCAACAGATACTATTGGTCAAATGATACATAAATTAAATTTTAATTTTTTAGAAATTATAAATAATGGTGGTGGTCCAATGGGACCTATGGGTCCTATGGGTGTACCTGGTGCACGAGGTCAATCAGGACCACCTGGTAAAGATGGTGAAAATGTTTTAGATGAATGGTCTAGTAGAATATCATTGGGCTGTAATTTATTAGAAAATTATGGAAGTGATGATGTTATTATAAATAAACATATCAATAAAACATTTCTACTCAGTAATCTATCAGAATTAGATGGCATCTTTACAATAAAACAAGTATATGATGAAGGTTATACATCACCAATAGTATCTAATACCTTTTCTGATTATAAAATGAAAATTTATAATTCAGATAATGAGTATAATGGTAAACATATACATTTATTAAATTCTAAAGCCATAACATTAGATGATGAATATTTATGTAAATCTGGTTTTACTTTTGATTTAAATATTTTAGGTAATTCTGAAACTTTAAAAATACAAGGTCAAAAAAATAATAATATTATAAACCATAAACATAATATAGATCTTTTATCTGATAAAATAAATATAACAAGAGATACTGATAAACAAATTTTACAAATTGATGCTGGTAATGGTACAGAATTTATAGGAACTCTTGAACAAAAAACATTAACTAAAAATAATTCAAGAACTATTCCAGATAGAACAGGTTATATTGGTGTATGGGAAGATACATTAAGTAATGGAGAAACTTGGGAAGTTATAAGTAACGATGATATAAATATAGTTTATGCTAGATATTTTATAAATGATTCTGATGAAGCCAGAGAAACAAATCATCAGATATACAAAGATGAAAATTCTGAAATTAGATTTAAAAGATTAAATAGTTTTATAATTGTAGATTTCCATATAGGAATTAGAAGAATAGAAGAATTTGATGATTTTTTTATTAAAAATTTACAATTTAAAGTTAATATACCTTCTTTAGGTGCAAGAACTATTGGTTGGTATCCATTCTCAATATTAGGTAGTGAAAGTTTTGAAGATGATTTGGAATATACTAATCATGGTTATTTTAAATTAACACCAACTGATATAGATTCTGGTATAAATAATACATTTTTACTTTCTTTAAAATTTAAAAAAAATGAAATGTTACCATTTATAAGTTCTAGATTAGAAGAAGATTATTGGTTATCAGGACAAGTATGGGGAACTGAATTATCAGAAGATCCTTCATGCATTCAATTGACAATTGAACAAGATGATCTGTGTCCTTATTTAGAAATAATTGGTTAAAAATAAAAAACGTAATGTCAGTTATAAAACAAGTAACAGCAGTTAAAGGTGTACCAGCAAGCTATAGAGTACATAATGTTGATGGTCAACCTGTTAAACCTTATCCATTATGGAAATATACTTGGATATTGCCAGAAGGAGTTAATGCTGAATTTAAAAGTATTAGTACTGGATTTCCAACTGTCATAGTTCAATGGAATGAAGCATCAACTCCTGGTAGTCCATTTAAATTAAAGTGTGAAATTGTAACTGATGCTGAAGATTGTTTTGGATTAAATTGTATATCTATTGAAAGTATAAACGTTAGTGTTGGTGAAAGTATTGTAAATTTAAATACTGATATATGGGGAGCAACCGGGGCTTGTATAAAAGTCGGAGATAATACAGTCGATACTGATGTCACATATCATGCTAAATCAATTGGTGCAAAAAATATAATATGGAATGTTGTAAATGGTAAAATAAGAGTACAGCCTGGTAATACTCTAATATATGGTCCATATTCTTCCACTACAGATTCTCAAGGCAATTCAACAATATCGGTCAATTGGTTAGATGGTTCTACACATAATATAAGTGCGTATGGTGTTGATATTAGTGGAAATACTTCACCTATTGAAATATTGACAACTTACCCATCACCATCAATTTTTGCTGATATAGATGGTTTAACGACAAAAGAAGTTAATAGTGGCGAAGCTATTTTTAACTTCATGGTAAACAATATGAGGTCCTTTAATCCAGATTATAATATAATTTATAATTTATACATTGGACACCATAATACAACTGGTCCAATAAATAATGATTTAAGTTATGATTGGACGACAGAAATTTTAACAGCAGATAATACAAGAATTGGAAATATATCAGGTTCTTCTAATATTTATGTTAGACAATATACATTACCAAATAGTTTATCGCCTGATAGATATAGATTCAAATTTAAACCACAAGTTGTAAGCAATACAGATGTTACATGTAGAGTAGAAAAAACAGTATCATTAGATTTTAAATGGGAAGCTCTATCATATGTTCCAGAATTTATAGATCATCCAGATGGTGATAGGAGTGTAACTTATGTTCCAATATTTAGACTCGAACCATCAAAAGTTCATGATATTACATACACACCAACATTTTTATATCAACCATTTGGTTTAAATAGTACTGGCAGTACTGGCAGTACTGAATATTCACCTATTTTTATAACTGGACCTATTAAAACAAGAGATGTTATACATTCTCCAACATTTATATATAGTCCTACCAGTACTGTATATGTGGAATATTCTCCTTTATTTATAACTGGTCCTGTAAAAACAAAAATTATAAGTTATGAACCTGTATTTATAGATGAGCCTGTTGGATATAAACAACCATCTTATAGTCCAACATTTATTTATGTACCAACAAGTGTTATAGTTTCAGAATTTACACCTGTATTTATAACTGGTCCAACAGATACAAAAACTATAGATTTTACACCTATATTTGTAACTGGACCATTTGGTTATGAGCAACCATCTTATAGTCCAACATTTATTTATGCACCAACAATTGTTATAGTTTCAGAATTTACACCTGTATTTATAACTGGACCAATAGATATTAGAACTGTAGAGTTTACACCTATATTCAATGGTAGTAATCCTATAGGTTATGAACAAAAACCATATACTCCAACATTTATTATTTATCCAGAATTAGAAATATATACAGAGTTTGTTCCTAAATTTAATTCTACTCCAACAAAAACGGTACTAGTCGAGTTTTCCCCAGTATTTATAAATATGCCTGGTGGGATTATAAGTTAAAATAATATATATAAAAAATAATTAATCAAAAATGTCAACGACTACATTAACAGTAACAAATACAGTTGTAGAAGGAAATGATGCATATCTTGCTATAACTGGTACTATACAATATTCATATATCTTTATAAGATATTTATCAGATTCCGCATTAGATACAATAACTGCCGTAAAGATTAATGGTAATACTATATCTTCTTTAATTGGTACAGCAAGAGAACAAACTTACGATTTTAGTGGAAAAACACCAACTCAAAGAAATGATAAACTTGTTTTAGAATTTCCAACACCTGTTTATCCAGCGCCATATAATGCATCCAGTTGTCTAATTGCTAAAGATACAAGTATTGGGGCTAATGGTAAAGTTCTTATTGTGGCTAATTATGCTAAACAAATACCACCTATTACATATTCACAAGTGCCTTCTACTGTTGTATTAGAAATTTCATCAACATCTGGCGCAGGTCCTAGTTTATATGATATAACTCCATATACAACTCCAGGTGCTCCTCCTGCATCAGGTGCGGCTGTGTTCGTAGGTGCAACTGTATCTTTATAAAATAATTAATCAAAAATGTCAACTACAAGATTTACTATTACAAATACAATAATAGAGGGCAATGCTCAATATCTTTCTGTTCCTGGTTCTATACAATATTCTTATACTTTTATAAGATATTTAGCAGATCCAGCATTAGATACTTTAACTTCGGTTAAGGTAAATGGTAATACTATATCTTCTTTGATTGGCACGGCAAGGGATCAAGTATATGATTTAAATGGAAAAACACTTACCCAGATAAATAATAAATTAGTTTTGGAATTTCCAACACCTGTTTATCCTGCACCATATAATGCATCCAGTTGGCTAATAGTAAAGGATACAAGTATTGGTACTAATGGTAGGGCTATCATTGGAATGAATACATCTAAGCATGTTCCACCGGTGGCATATTCACAGACGCCTTCCACTATTGTATTGGAATTTTCATCTACATCTGGTTCTGGTCCAAGTTTTTATGATATAACGCCATATACAACTCCAGGCTCACCACCTTCTAATGGTTCAGAAGTATTTGTTGGAGCGAATTTATCATTATAAAAAATATTATATATGAATATACTTATATTTCTTAAAAATACAGCAGTCCAACGACTGCTGTTATTTTCTGCATTAATTATTTGTATTTTTTTATGGATACAAAGTTGTAATTCATATAAAAATGATTTAGATAGAAGTAGTAATAATTTTGAAACATATAAGGATTCTACTCATAAATTAATTTTAAAAAATGGTCAATTTGAGTATGAAAGAAAAATGTACCTTTTAGAAAAAGGTGAATTAGAAAAGTATAATGCTGATTTAAAGAAAGAATTAGATAAAGAAAAGGGTAATGTTAAAATAATAACAGGTGCAGAGGTAATTATACATGATACAATTACCATAATAGATTCTACATCTAAATATAAAAAATTGGATGATAGTACTTATTATTTGCCATGGAATTTTGAAGATGAGCAATTTGGTTTTTATAAATCTATAAGTGGCAATACTACATTTATATTGACGAATGATTCTATTCGAGAATTAAATAAGATTAGAAGTAGTTTAACGGATTATAAATTTTCATTTAAAATTATAACTGGTGTAAAAGAAGAATCAAATGGTATATATAAGATTTTTATACGTACTAAGGATGATAATAAAAATATATCATTTGATAATATAGAAGGTGCAATTTTAGATCCTACTTTATTTGATAATAAAGATAAAGATTGGATAATTTTTGGACCACAATTTGGTTTTGGAAATTCCAATAATTCTTGGAATTTTTTTTTAGGTGCTGGTATGACTATTAAAGTTTTCGGTATACATTTTTAAAAAATAGAATTTAATGAATTTAACATCAAGCAGTAGGTTTATACAGTTAACGCCATACGCATTATTAGAATTTACATATAACTCTGATGTTATAAATACTAAGGATGTTGATTTTTATAGAATAATAAATGCATTCAGTGGTAATTTATCATATGTAAATTATAATCAATCTGATTATTCTTTACCAAAAAAATTAACTGGTAACTCTATAGATTATACTGTAATGCCTGTTGATGATAATTTATGGGTTCATTTAGATACTGATAGACCATTAAAATACTTTGAACAACAGAATGAAGCTTTGTTTTTTCAACCAATTTATTTAGGTAGAAGTACAGAAATAAATGTTGTATATGATTCGATAAAAGTTCATATAGTATCCGGTTATAATTTTGATAATTTAGGTGGATTTATTATAAGAGCATCCTATGTTGATAATAAAAATTTCAAACAAACATTTGCTGCTAATATTGCATATTTAAAAGAAGATACACATATAATTTTAAATAAAACACCTATGTTGATAGGTGATAGAATTTATGATAAATATATTGAAGTAAAAATACCAAGTTTAAAATCAATAACTGACTCTGATTTACAAACTAAAGAAATTTTTAATTCTGTTATAAATTATGGTAATAATATAATTTATAAAAATTTATTTGATATACCAGATTATAATAATTCTAAAATTAATATAGTTTTTTATGAGATACATGATTATTATGTATCTGATAATGGCCAGATAATGATTAGAACAGCATTACCATTAGGTAATGATACTCAAGGTGTTGTACGTACAGAAATTTTAAATTATGATAATTTTGCAAATTTAGTAGCTAATATACAAGAAAGTGTAGTTGGTGATTATTTTGAAATATTTCCTATGTATAATGGAGATTTTTTAGAAGATTTCATAGTAGATCAAGCAAAATTAGGTCACAATTATATTGGTATACATGATATAGAATTATACGAGCAAATATCATCATTTGGTGATTATGATGAAATATTAACACACAAGCAATCATTTTTTCAAGAAAATGGTTTTGACCAAGTATTTAAATTTAGACCTGTTATAGAAAATGCAAATGCAGTTACATTTACAATAGAATATACATTTAGATTATTAGATAAAGTTGATAACTCTCAAGTTATGAGAAGAGCGACTTATACTTTTCCAAATGCTTCAAAATATGGTAGATGGATGCAAAAATTAAATATACCTATTGGATATCAACCAATTAAAATTGTAAATAAAATAATTAAAAATATAGATTCAAATACTGGCTCTAATACATACAATTTAAGTAAAGTTAATAATACTATAATACAGCAATCATCGACTTCTACCATAGTGCCATTTCAATTTAAAGACATCAGTGTCAATTCCTACACTTTATTTGTAGATTCTTCTTCCAAATTAACTACAAAAGTTTTATTTGAAAATATACCAAATACAATTATTGATACTAATAAATTAAATTTCGAGGATTTTAATAATAGTAATGTTATATATGGTCAGGGTGATTGTAGAATATTTATAAATGAATATGATAATTTTCTAAAATTTAAAATTTATAAATACATAGATAAAAAAAATGGAGTTCCAGAAGTATTTAAAGATTTAAAATCTGGAGATAATTTAAATCTTTATCTTATATTTAAAACATCTAATGGTGAAGAAATTCGTATTAATGAATTTAAAAAGGTAGAAAATATAAATATACAATCCGAAGAAGATGGTGTTTTAATATTTAAAATAAATTCTATAAATTCACAAAAAATAATAAATAGTGCAACTAGTGATTTTTATATAACTATTGAAAATAAAATATCTGGTAAGGTTACTGGTACAAATGCATGGAATTCAAAAAAAGATTTTGAAACTATATTATATTCTGGTAAATGGTCTAAATTGACGAATTACAATCAAATAGAACAAATAGATTATGATTTAAAAACCAAAATATTATCATCTATTGTAGATAATATAAAATTAGAAAATAATAAATTACAAACATTGAAAAATGATTATGATTCATTTATTAATAGTATAAAAGATCTAAAATTAGATACAACACAACAATCTTCAGTAGAAGAATTTAGATCTAGTTGGTCAAAAATAATAGATAACGCTAAAGTATTATAATATATGAGTTTATTAAATTCTAAATTTTCAAATTTTATTTTTTCTTTTCCATCTAAATGGATATATCCGGATGTTGAAGAAGAATTTTCTCCTATTTTCAAAAGAGCAACATTTCCATATAAAAGTGCAACTTCTTATATTAATGCAACTATACAATCTATATCATGGCCTGCTATAGATGTCGAAACAGTTAGTCAAACTGTAACACAAAAAAGATCACATGTTAGATCTGGTAAAGATTATGGTAAATCACCAAGTAGGGAATATGTTGGTGGATTTGATATGGAATTAAGTTCTTTAAGAGAATTTACAGTAATATTTAAAACTACTGAAGGTTTTTTAAATTATTTTATAATGCATAGACAATTTGAAAAATTTTTAAGTTATGGACCAAGTAACGAACCTAATTTAGGGCACGTTCAGTTGCAATTATTAGATCATACTGGATACCTTATAGCTACAAAAATTTATTATGAAATAATAATGACAGGTATATCAGAATTAGAATTAAGTTATGCCAGTAATGTTCCGGAATTTAGAACATTTTCTGTATCATTTAAAAGTTCTGGATCACAAATAAAATTCGAAAAACAATGAAATATATTTTAGAATACAATCAATATCTATTAGAATCTGATGATAATGAAACTGGTATAGAAGATGAAATTATAAATGATTCTAAACCGGATGATAAAAAGGTACAATCATTTTTAGAAAAACATTGGAAAAAAATAGCAATATTATTAGGTTCTGCTGCTGTTGGTATAACCGCTGCTGTTCTATTTAAAAAATATAAAAGTAATTCTAAAGTAGTAGATGTTAATGATATATTTGATAAACAAAAACAAGATGCAACTAAAGATATTATAAATTCAATAATGTCTGATAAAGATTTATCAAATGATATAGGTAGCCAAATAGAAGTTATAAATATATTAAAAGATAATACACCAGAAAAATCAATAACAAATATAACTGAATTTGCATCTATTATATCAAATAAATATATTTCAAAATTTGATGAAGTAAATGCAGATTTAGGTAAAACTATTGAATTTTTAAATAAAAATAAAGATAGAAATTTTGAAGAAAATCCATTAACAGTTAAGTATAGTGATTTTAAATTAAATGATAAGTCTCCTAGTAAAAATAATATATACGTTATAAAAAATGCTGCGAATTATTTGAGTTTCAAAAGAAAAATTACAAGTAGAATAAAAGGTAATATTGCTCTTTCTGAATTTTTCAAAACATATCCAGATTTAATTAAACACAGAACTAAGATACCAGCACTTCATATCACTTTAACATCTTCGTTAAAGGAAAAGGGTAAAAAAGGTGGTGTTACTATAACTCATTTAAATCACTTTATGAGTAACTTAAAACTATGATATTTATAGGTATAGATTTTTCCATTTCATCGCCAGCAGTTTGTGTAAATAATGATAATATATTTAATTATTATAGTTTATATAGGCCTGGTAAATTAACAAAAAAAGAAGTGATAGGTATAGATGTTTTAAAAGAATTTAAAAATTTAAGTTTAAATATAAACAAACCGATAGTAGAAAGTAAAAATTATCAAGTAAGAGAAAATAATAATCTAATAGAAGCAGAATTTTTAACAGATTCAATAATAGAATATATACAAAGTAAAATTAAAGACAGTGAAGTTAAGATAGGTTTAGAAGGGTTCTCGTATGGTTCCACTGGAAATCGTTTAGCAGAATTAGCTGGATATAACTATTTATTACGACACAAATTAATAAAAAATAATTATAATTTTTCAATATACAGTCCAAAAACTATAAAATCTATTGCTGGTAATGGAAATTATAATAAAGATCAAATAGCTGAATCATATTTAAATATCATTGATGATGATGAATTAAGGGTATTTTTAAATGATAATAAAGATACATTATTTATAAATAGACACTGGATTAAACCTATAGATGATCTTATAGATGCATACTTTACAGCCAAAACAGTTCAAATAAAATAAAGTTTAAATTTAATTTAAACAAATTTAAGATACAAACGTACAATAATTACAAACAGTTCAAATATTTTAAAAAAATCAAGGAGTAAAAGATGGCAAACAACTTTAGCATCGACGATGCACTATTCAATATTGATTCATCCGACTTATTTAAGGATGATAAAAAATCATCAGCTTATGATGATTTATACAGACCTTCCGCAAAAGAAGGTAAAGACGGTGTTTACAAATCAGTAATACGTTTTTTACCTTTTGTAAAAAATCCACAAGAATCTATTAAATCTAAATGGACTGTTTGGTTGACAAACCAAAATACCGATCAATCAAGAATGATTGATTGTCCTAGTTCTATTAAAGAAAAATCAATTCTTCAAGATATATATTTCATGTTAAAAAAATCTGATAATGCTAGAGAAGAAGATTTAGCATCTCAATTTACAAGACGTGAAAGTTTTTATTCTTTAATTCAAATAGTTAAAGATCCTAATCACCCAGAATTAGAAGGTAAAATTAAGATTTTTAAATATGGTAAAAAAGTACATGATAAAATTAAAAATATAATGAGTCCAGATGGTATGGATGGTATATCAAATACCAATAAACCATTTGATTTGTTTACTGGTAAATTATTCATGTTACATATCAAAACTGTATCAAACTATAACAATTATGATGATTCTCAATTTATTGGAGATTCTAAGCCAATTGAAATAGATGGTAGAGCAATGGAAAGAACAAAAGAAGATATGTCTATTATCAAAAAATATTTAGAAGATAATTCTCCAGATTTAAATAAATATAATTTTAAACCTTGGGATGATGATACAAAAACATTTGTATTAGAATCGATTGAGTCTATTTTACCATCTGGTAAAATTAAATCTAAAATATTTGGCGATGGTTCATATTCTAAAGAAGAATCAAAAATTTCATCAATTACTTCAAAAGTAAAAAATTCTATACAAAAAGAAAAAGTTGTTGATAGAGCGGAATATTCTCCTACTAGAGATTCTTTAGATGATATGTTTGAAGATGAAGATATACCACAAATGAAACCTTCTAAAAAATCAAAGGTTACTATCCCCGATGATGACGATGATGACGATTTATACAAAGATTTATAAATGATAATGGGGATAAATTTAATTTTATCCCCATTTTTTTTTAATTTTATTATTTGAAATAAAATGGATAGTGATTTATTTGATATAAATTTTACATTTTCGTTAGAAAATTTAAATAAAAATAGAGAAGTATTAAGTTTAGATAAAATAAAAACACATATTCAATGTGTCTTAGATCAGACTTTTGTAAATCCAAACAAAAGAAAAATAGAAGATTTTAATTCTAGATTTAATTTTGCATGTCCTTATTGTGGTGATAGCACAACAGATAGTTTTAAAAAACGTGGTAATTTATATTTTAAAAATATGAGTTACAAGTGTTTTAATTGTGGTATAAAAATGAGTCTTTATTCTTTCATAAAAGAATATAAAGATAAATGTGATTTAAATGATGTAGATTTATATGCAATTAGAAATTTTCAATCAGATGTAGATTTTAGAAATATATCAACTGTTAGATTAAATTTTCTAGATTTAGATGATATACGAAAATATTCTTTAACAAAAGAAAAATTAAAAGAATATTTAGGTTTTACAGAAATAAATAATACCAATTGTGAAACGTTCCTATTAAATAGGTACCAAAATAATAATAATAATTTTTTATATCAACCAAAAACAAATTCTTTAGTTATATTAAATGGTATAGATGATATTATTATTGGTTATCAAATTCGTCCACTTAAACAAAAAAAATATTTTACGTATAAATTAAGTACAATATATAAAGAATGCGATTTAGATATAAATGATTCGGTATCCAAATTGGATAATATATCAAGTATATTTAATATTTTAAATATAAATTTTGATAGAAATGTAACAGTGTTTGAAGGCCCAATGGATAGTTTTTTATATGACAATTCAATAGCATTATCTGGAGCACATAATGTTTTGGATTTTGAAATAGAAAATATGCAATATTGGTTTGATAATGATGAAACTGGTAAAAAGAAAGCAATTTCAAAAATAAAAGAAGGTAATAAAATCTTTTTATGGAAAAAATATCTAAATGATAATTCTATATTAGAACATATAAAAGATTTAAACGATTTGATTATATACAGTAAAAATAATGGTATAAAATTGCTACCTTTTGATAATTATTTTTCAAATAATAAATTAAATATAATACATGTTTAAACACCAAGATTTAGTTTTTATAAATAAAAAGATTATGCCATTCGAATTAATATTTGATGGTATTCTAAGTATAGAACAAAATATGGTTCTATCTAAACCTAAAAAAATACATGATAAAGAAGAAATTATAATAACAAATTTAAGAGATAATAATGAAAAATTCAGATCTCGAAGATGTGGAAATACAGGAAGAGTTAGGGAAATCTTTTAATGTCAATCTTTTTGATAAAAAAGATAGTGCAAAGGTTTCTAGATTAAAGAAATCCTTAGCTACTATGCGTAATAAATGGACAGAAATAATAATTGAACATGATGAATCATTTAAAGATTTAAAACAAATATCAAATACTAAAATAATATCAGATAGACAAAGATTAATAGAAGAAACATTTGCAATACAAGACCATGTTGAAAAAACTTTAAGACAATTAAAACAAGAAAAAAAACAGTGTTATGATGATAATGTTGGCAAATTTAAATCATATCAGGCAATTTATCTACAAATAGATGGATTAGTTGCCGAAACTGAACAGTTTTATAATTTATTGGTTAATCATATTAAATTTCTAAATGAAACTTTGAAATCATTAGATCATTTAATTTACCAAATAAAAAATAAAATAAAGTTTGATGAATTATTATAAAAATAAAAGAATATATGAAATTCGAAGTAACATCCGATAAAAAATATTTAAAACTTATTGAAGCAGATGAATTAGAACTACGACAAATAGAAATAACATTTACAAAAATGGTTAGAAATTATTGGATCTTATTAAAAAAGAATCCAAAATTAAAACAATGGGGATGGACTGGTAAAGTATCATATTTTAAAAACAATAAAATTCCTATTGGTTTATGGCAAGAAGTCATGAATATGTGTGAAAAATATAATTTTGAATGTGATATTTTTGGATTAAATGCTATAATAGATGAGGATTTTGATAGTAAAGAGTTTGTAAAATGGCAAGAGAATTTTTTTGAAAAATCTGATAAAAAACCTTACGATTATCAGATTAATACTGCTATGAACATATTAAAGTATGGTTGGTCTTCTAATGAACTTGCTACAAGTGCAGGAAAGACTCTTATCGTCTTCATGGTGTTCGCTTATTTAAAAACTCATGGTAAGCTAAATAGAATGTTAATCATTGTGCCTAATAACTCTTTAGTTATACAAGGTATAAGTGATTTTGAGGAATATTCAAAATATAAACAACTGATAAATTTTAAAATGCAACCTATAGGTGATGGTGCAAGTAAAGAGAAAAAAGATGTAGATGTTGTTATAGGTACATTCCAAACTTTGAGAGAATTACCAGATGAATTCTTTACAGAATTTAATGTTGTTACAGTAGATGAATGCCTACATCCAGATACAAATATAAAAATGTCTGATAATACTTATAAAAAAATTAATGATATTAAAATTAATGATATAGTATTAACATATAATGAAACTACCAATCAAATTGAACATAAAAAGGTTGAATATGTTTATAAAAATTTAAATAAAAATGTTCAAATGTATGAATTAGAAATGGAAAATGGCACAACTGTAAAAATAACAGGAAATCATAAAGTTTTATTGAATAATGGATTATGGAAAAAAGTTGAAGATTTGAATGAAAATGATAATATAATAAATATATAGAGGCACATAAAAATAAAAGCTACCTGTATGTATATAGATTATAGTAAAATGGATAAAAAAGACTTATATAATTTTATAATAGAAAATAAAAAATTTTATGGTCAATTAAAAGTAAAAGATCATGAATCTAAATTAGAAAAATGGTTAATAATAAATAATATTAGAGATTTAATACCAATTGATTTAATAACTGAACAATCCATATTTAATTATTTTAATGATATAAGTGAAAATCCATTATGTCCAATATGTTCTAAAAAATTAGAATATAATCAATATAAAAGATCATATAGGGTAACATGTTCTAAACCTTGTAATAATAAATTATTATCAATATCAAGAATGGGAGATAATAATTATTGTCATAAAATGACAGATATTACAAAAAATAATATGAAAATTAAAAATTCAATAAAAATGAAAAAATTAATAGCAGAAGGTAGTTTTACTCCTTGTGTTACAAATTCATGGGCTAAAAGTAGAACAAAAATATTTTTAAATGGTAAAATATGTGTATATAGATCGACATGGGAAGCCTTTTTTCAATTAAAAAATCCAACATTTTTATATGAAAAAATAAGAATACCTTATATTTATAAAAATAATTTACATAATTATATTGTAGATTTTGTAGATTTAAATAATAAAATATTATATGAAATTAAACCAAATAGTTCAAGGTTTTCCAATGAAAAAAATATAATAAAAGAAAAGTATGCGAATGAATGGTCATTAATTAATGGATACGATTATAATGTTATTAGTGATGATTGGTTTTTTAAAAATTATGATGAGAATATTTTAATTAATAATCCGGATTTTGAAAAAATGAATAAAAATTTAAAACAATTTTTAAAATATGAAAATAAAGAAAATAACTAAAATAGATTATAAAGAAGATGTTTATAATTTAAGAATAGAAGATAATCATAACTATTTTGCTAATGATTTATGTGTATCTAATTGTCATACAGCAAAAACAACATCTGTTAAAAAGGTTCTTTCTAAATGTAAAAATGCCGATATTAGGTTTGGTCTTAGTGGTACTATAGGTATAGATAAAGATGATGCTGATGCTTACACATTACTATCATTAATAGGACCATGTGTTAATAAAGTTAGTGCTAAGTTTTTATTTGGTAATAATGAAGAAAATAAACAGTATGCTACACCAGTTTATATTCGTCAGATAATGATGGATTATTTACCATATGATAAAAGAAATGATATTTTAAAACTAAAAGCAAAAAGAGTTGAATTCGATGGTTCAACTATGTTAGCCTTAGAAAAAAAATTGATTGTAGACAATAAAGATAGATTAAATTTTATTGTAGATGTTATATCAAAAGTACAAAATAATTCATTAGTATTATTCCACAATGTACAAGATGGTTACGGTAAACAAATATGTGATGCATTAAAGCATGTTTTACCAGCAAATTATGAAATTTATTATGTTGATGGTGATACTAAACAAGATTTAAGAAAACATTACATAACTCAAATGGATAGAAATACTAAAACTATCAAGATAATGGTAGCATCATTTGGTACATTCTCTACTGGTATTTCTATAAATAATTTAAGTTATATTTTCTTTACAGAAAGTTTCAAATCAGAAAAGATAATACTTCAAAGTATTGGTAGAGGTATGAGATTGTTTGAAGGTAAAGAAGTTGTAAATATTATAGATTTTGTAGATGATTTTTCATTTAAAGGTTTTCAAAATTATTCATTAAAACACTCTTACGAAAGAGAAGAGATATATAAAACTCAAGGTTTTCCTTATAAAAAAATTAAAAAAACTTTCGGCGAAAGACTAAAGTAGTTTTTCGCCAAGTTTAATTAATTCTTGTTTTTCGTGAAAATCTAATTTCATATCGATAGTTTTCTTTATTTCTGCAATTTTAATTGCAGCTTTATTGTTATCTTTTATTTTTTCCAATTCTTTTAAACCATTCTCTACATTTTTATCCCACACCTTTTCTACAATACTATCAATTTTATTTTGACCAATTAAATTTATAGCCATATTATACATATTTTCAATATCTTTATCACTAGCTTCATTTAATGTATAAAAATTATTATAAATTTCTTTTTCATGTATGATTGAAATAGCATACCCACTTAATTTCATTATTTCTTTTTGTTCTGATTTTGTCAAATATCTATCAAAAAACATATTCATTTTTGCAACATTTATAATTATATCTTCTTCTAATCCTGAAGCATATTCTGTTGCTGATTGCATAATACTATTTAAACCTTTTATTACCCCTAATTTATTTAATATTGAATTAAATGTTTTAGAATTTTTAATAAGATTATATGTGTTTTCGCCTAATTTTTTGTAATCCACGGATTCATTTCTAGAATCTATATCACCCATAAATCCATGATCATCTTCAAATCCTGTATAATCTTGCTTTGTTTTTATTAAAAATTTAAATGAACGTAGTGCTCCACCTATACCACCAATAATAACCATAACTTTTGATATTACAAGAATCTTATAAAGAGTATCCTCTTGTTTTTCTGATAATTTATCACTACCTGTTTTTTTCTTGTTTTTCCTTTTTTCATGAGCCACTATAACTGCTCTTAGTGACATTATAGCCCCACCTATACCACCTATAATTATTAATCCTATACTTATAGCTAATAATAACGTACTTAATTTTTTCCTAACTTCTAATATTTTTTCTTGTTTTAATCTATCATTTACAGTTTCCTTGAATTCTTCAAATGATATAGTATCACCTTCTTCTTGCTCTTTTTTCCTATCCTTTATATACTTATCATACTCCTTTTTGTATCTTTCATTTTTTTTATCTTCATCTTTGATGTTTTTAACAGCATCAGATGCGTGATCCTCTGCATCTTTTTTTATCGAATTTAAATCTGTATCACCACTAACTTTTTTATTGTTTTTTAGAAAAATTTCATAAGATTTTCTAAGATAATCATCAGTTATTTGTGTAACACCATGTATAACATTATTCGATGTTTTACTTATATAATTCATAAAATGATCGCCTATGGCATCTCTCCAAACAACATTTAATTTTTGCTCTTCATTTAAAAAATCTAATTCTTCAAAATTATTATATTCTTTTATGTATTTCATGTTTTTTATATTTAAAATTTTTCTAATAATATATATATTTGTTAAAAATATAAAACATAAAAATAAAAAAATAATCTATGTCTGAGATTTTAAATGATTATCTAACTTTTCGTTTAGAGAGAGATTTACAAATTAACGAAGAAGATAGTGCAAAGCAAAAAGAATATAAAAAGTTTTTTAATAATAAACTCCAGCAACATGGGGTTGAAAGCCCAGCTAAATTAGATAATGCTGGTAAAAAGAAATTTTTTGGAGAAATAAAGGCTGAATGGAAAGGTGGTAAAGGTGCGAAAACGCAAGAATCTGAAGAAAATAATGATGGTGATTTAATAGAAGAAATAGTACATTCTATAGCCGAAGGTTTACAAGAGGAACCTAAATCGTTAGAACAAATAACCGAATATATTTCACAAGTATTATATGAAAATGATTCTGATTTGGAAATAAATGTTGAAGAATTACTAGAAAGTTTGGATGACATATTTGTTGCATTAATTAATGAAGAAGATGGTGAAACCTACTTCTCAATAACTGATGATTATAGAAAAATTTTAGAATCTGGAGAGCAAGAAAAAAAAAAATCATTCGGCGATAGCATAAAGTCGCATTTTAAAAGGAATCGTGGAGCTTATATAGGCGCAGGCATTGGTGCAGCAACTAGTATGGCATTAAAAAATAAATCCTTTAAAAAAGGTGATTCTGTAAAAGGTCCTGGTAAAATATTAACTGGTGCTGGTGCACTAATAGGTAGACATATAGACAAAAAGAGAGCTGGTGCTAATAAAGCCGAAGGTAAACATCCAGATGATTTTAGATAATAATAAAAATAATAAATCTTTTGAAATATATTTTAGAGTATAATTCCTTTTCAATATTAGAAAGTGAAGATTATGTTTTATTATCAGGAATAAAACAAAAAGATGTACACATCATAAAAGATGATATAATTAAAAATCTTCTTCCTTTGTTATTATTAAAGGAAGAAGATTTATTTTTTGCAGGTTCTGCTGGTAAATTATCAGATCCAGAAGATATAAGCAAAAATATAAATATAATTATAGATTCTAAATCATTATCAGATTCTAACAATTTTGATATTGGTATTTTAGATTTTTTAAAATACCAAGTCGATAGATTAAAATATAATTCTGTAATAAAAGATAATGATTCTTTATTAGTAGATTGGCCATTTAATGATATGAATATAGATGTTATAATACATCCTAGTTTAAATTATGATTGGATTAAATTTACAAGATATTGTCCTGATATATTAAATGGTGAAAGTGAATACAATGGTAAATATAGAGAAGCTATGTTATCAGCAATAACCGAATCAATTAATAAGAAGATAGTGTCATATGATGATCAAAATGATAATGTAAGAGAATATTCTAAACTTATTTTTGATAGAAATAGAGGAATGTATATTATACATAAATCATTTTTAGGACCACATGGCACTTTAACAAAAGCATATGAAGTTAAAGGTAGTAGAAAACTTATAACATCTAATCCTGATAAATTCGTCAATATATTATTTGGAGATGATATAACTAAGGATGATCTAATGACGTTTGAAAATATTCTTGATATTATAAAAGATCAAGATTATAAATTTTATAATAAATTACATCAAATAAAATCTAGATTTTATAAAAATTGTATGAAATTAAACATTACACCTTTAACATTATGACAAAGGATGATATATTTGAAATAAAGGAAAAGAAAGTTACAAATATTGCAACAAAAAAGGGTATAATTTTAAAAGTAATTTATCGTTTTTATGTTAATGAAGTTAAACCTCAACGTTGTGTTATATCAGTTGTAACTCAAAATGGTATATCAAAAATGTCATCATCTATATCAGATGCAGAAGGAAATCCTCTAGATTTGGATATACTATTAGCACCAAAAGAATTGGTAAAATTTATTAATACCAAGCAATGGATTATAAATAGTTTTAGAAAAGAACATCCAGAAATTAAAAAATTTATTTTAAAATAATATGGCACAAGTTTATTATTTTTCATCTATTATTGATGAGAATTTACTTAGAAGTAAAAATATAAAAATATATGATTCCAAAGTTTCAACTTTAAATGGTTATACTATGGAACATAAACGTAGTATTAATGAAATAAATATAACAGATTCTTTTTTAAAAGAAGATATCAATAATTTTGTACAAGGTATGTCATTTTTGATAGATGAAAATGATTTAGTTAAAATTGATAAGATTGAGAAATATCCAAATGATAGAAATAAATTAAACGTTATGGTTTCTTTTAGGGGTGATAAAAAGGATATACCCATGAAAGAAGCTATAGTTTATGTTGGTAAGGATGATTTTAATTCTTCTAAAGCTATCGAAAATTGGAAACCACAAAAACAAATGATGAGAATAAAATCTGAGAATAAAACCTTAGCTATGGAATATAATAAAAAATTAGGTGGTGCGCATATGGTAACATTTGAGCAATATAAAGAAGATTTAGAATATAAAAAATTAAATGAAAATGACTATTAAACCTTTACATGAAATATTAGAAAATCCTATAATAAAGGTTGCACCTTCAGTACCAATAGTGACTGGTGATGAAAGTGTATTTATGAGTCCAATAACAGAATTTTTTGGGAAATTATTCCAGAGTAGAGATACTGCACATATAATACATTTGGCAACAAAGAGTTTTGAAATTCATAAAGCATTAAATGATTATTATGATGCAATAGTTGATATAACAGACTCTCTAATAGAACAATATCAAGGAATGTATGGTCTTGTACAAATAAAAATACCATCATCATGTTACCAAGATCCTTTAGATTATTTCCAAACATTTATACAAGAAGTTAAGGATGCTAGAAAACTTTTTAAAGATTCCAATCTACAGAATACTGTAGATGAAATTTTAGATTTATTATCAAGTACATTATATAAATTAAGATTTTTAAAATAAATAAA